CATCGCTTATGTTTGTTGCATGGATATTGCATATAGCTATTTGTTGGCATTGGGATTTTAGCGCGTGGTATCATGACTCAGACGATGATATATAACTTAAAGCGCACCTTAAAAAAGTCAAGAAATTGTTGTCGGATAATGATATAATATAAAAAAGGGTTGGTAATCAACCCTTTCGGATCGTAGCACAATGGGGCAGTGCATTTGACGGTAAAATAACAATGGGGTCGTCACCCACTTGTGATGCATGCAGGTTCGAATCCTGCCGATCCGAAGCGGGGTAGAGAGCAAATATCCGCGTACCCAGTGACAAGTAGCATAACACCGATGAGTAAGAGGACTAAAGTACACGGCCTTCAGAAAACGGTGTCGAAAACGTCAGGCCAATTTCGCGGGATGTGCGGTTACGGTTACCTTAACCGTCCATAAAAAAGAATAAAATCATAAGAAAGGACGTACGGCCATGATATCGAACTGTGGACATGATGAGAGCGGCACATACTGGGGTGGTGCTGCTGGAGACCAGACCGGAACCGAATGGCAGATTTGTGCATGGTATAGTCGACCCTGGAATTGTGTCTTACGCCACCCAGATGCTGCTGTGAGAGAGAGCATTGCGGTGCTTGCAGAGAAAGCCGCAAAGAATAATCTCATTGGATATGACCAGTACCAGCGCCAAACGTATTGGTATCGGCTCCAGGAGGCCGGGTACGATCCTGAAAAAATTAAAACTGCGTGCGAAACCGACTGCTCTGCCGGTATAATCGCCAACGTGAAAGCAACCGGGTGGTTGCTTGGAATCGACAACCTTAAAAACCTTGTCGCGACATATACAGGTGATATGAGAGCCGGGTTTTCTGCTGCCGGGTTTAAGGTGCTGACGGACGCACGGTATCTTGTTAGCCAGGAGTACCTTTTAAGAGGCGATATTCTATTGAATGACACATACCATGTTGCGACTAATCTTACGACAGGGACAAAAGCGACAGCATCATCCGCAGGATCACCGCAGATAAGCGGATCGGTAGGCACATGTACAGTGACTTTGCAGCAATTTCTGCAAGGCGCAGTTCACCCGCAGGTGAAGACAATCCAGCGTTTGCTTAATGCAAAAGGATTTGTCGGGAAAAACGGGAAAAGCCTGGACGTTGATGGCGTGTTAGGAGAAAACACAGCATACGCGATAGCTGCGTTGCAGAAGTCTAAGGGAATGAAAAACATAAATTACGGAAGCGTTGCCGCAGCTACGTGGCGACATCTTTTAGATTGCTAGGAGACACGATGATGGACGTACAGGTCATAACAGGCATCATATCAGGCGTAATTGCTGTCGTCGTATGCTTGATCAACAACATGTTTATGAAGGCTGAGACAGACAAGAAGCACGAAGCAAACATTATGCTGATATCGTATCGCCTGGAACAGCTGGAAAAAAAGGTCGATATACACAATAACGTTGTGGAGCGAGTTTTCCAGTTGGAGAAACGTGCCGACGTGACTGACGAACAAATTCGTGTTGCCAATCACAGAATACAAGATCTAGAGGAATCCAGATGAAAAATATATTTACAAAACAGTGGTTCTATGCTGCTATTGTAAGAGCTTTAAAAACTGTTGCGCAAACTGCCGTTGCCAGCATAGGAACCGCGGCGGCATTCAGCGCTGTGGATTGGAAATTGGTAGCATCTGCATCAGTGCTTGCTGGATGCTTGTCGATGCTGACGAGTGTGGCTGGACTGCCGGAGGTTGACAATGACACCTGATAAGATTGATTATGTAATCCACGAAGGAATGATGGTGCGGCAGGAGCGTCATATAAAGCGGCTCTGGATTCTTTGCATCATAATCTTCTCCGCTCTTGTCATTAGTAACGGTGCCTGGCTGTGGTATGAAAGCCAGTTTGAGGATCAGGTTATAACACAAGACGTGTATCAAGAAACGTTGACAGGCGGTTATAATCTGTATAATGGAAATGTGGTTGGTGGCGATTATGGCGACACAGAGAATTAAAACAACCGTAAAACGCCGCGTCAGGAAAGGCGGCAAATCGAAGGTCAAGTGTAACATGTGCCACGGCACCGGCTACGTGAGAAAGAGGCGATAGATGGCTGCAGATGATTATGGCCTGACACGCTCGGATCTCGGAAAGTTGATCGACGAATGGATATTTAATGAGCGGGACAGGCAGATTTTAAAAAGAAGACTTCTTGATGGGATCAAATATGAATCCATAGCAGAAGAATTTGGCTTGTCAGCAAGACACGTTAAAACAATCGTATATAAAGCTGAAAACAAATTGTTTCCTCACATAGTTCCCTAAAACAACATAAAAAGCACCTGGTTATATCATCGACCAGGTGCTTTTTATATGCGATAATCTACGCATAGGAGCGTGAGAGTATGTGGAGAGAATATAATCCGAATCCGGCCAGAAAAAAGACGGATGATTGTACCGTTAGGGCGATCTGTAAAGCAATCGGGTTGGATTGGGAGACGGTCTATGTCAGGCTTGCGATGGCAGGGCTTCGTAACGGTGACATGATGCATAAGAATTATGTCTGGGGAGGACTGCTGGAAGATTGCGGTTTTAAGCGTATCACCCTGCCAGATCGATGCCCGAAGTGTTACACCGTAGCGCAGTTTGCGCACGACAATCCCAAAGGCATATATGTCCTGGGAACGGGGAGCCATGTTGTGACGGTCAAGGATGGCGATTGGTACGATATGTGGGATAGCGCATCGGAAGTTCCGATAGTTGTGTATTGGAGGGCAGATAATGGCATATAACGGTTTTTATCCCGGTGGTTATGTACAGCAGTATGCTCCTCAGTACCAGCAGCCAACAAGTAACTTTGTGGCTGTTAGAAGTATTGAAGAGGCGTATAACTGGCCTGTTGCACCAGGAAACTCGATAACATTCAAAGACGAAAACCAGCCATTTGTATATACAAAAACAAAAGGATTCTCGCCTTTGGAGCAACCTGTGTTTGAGCGATATAAACTTGTCAAGGTCGAGGAAACGCCGACTCGCATCCAGAAGGATCCTGTGCATGCGCAAAGCTATGATGAGCAGATAAAGCAGCTTTGGGAAGAGGTCAACCAGCTGAAATCCAAAATAGGAGGAACCGAAAATGATAAACCCACAGATGATCATGCAGATTAAAAATTTTATGTCAAATCCGCAGCAAGCGCTCCGCGGTATGGGTGTCCCGCAGCAGTACATGAACAATCCACAGGGATTGATCCAGCATATGATGGATACTGGCAAGCTGAGTCAGGCTCAGTATATGCAGCTCAAGCAGCAGGCTATGGAGATCCAGTCGATGCTTAAATGACAAAGGTAACTAATTAACCGGCTGTCCACTTCGAGGGCAGTCGCTAACCGCATAAAGATAGCGGTAGAAAGGATATATATTATGGCACTTACAGATGATGGAAACATGGTCATGCCTGTTACTCCGATGGCATCTAATGGTGGGATGTTTGGCGGAGACTGGTCTAGCTGGATCATTCTGTTTCTTCTCTTCGGCATGTTCGGAGGCTGGGGAGGCGGATTTGGCGGAGGTTTCGGCGCAGACGGTCTGTATCCGTGGATGAATCAGAGCAACCAGATGAATGGCGGCTTCCGCGATCAGATGCTGAACACCAGCATCAACAGCATTCAGAATGGCATCACTTCCGGCTTTGGCGATGTGCAGAACAGCCTTTGCGCAGGTTTTGCTGGAGTGAACGCAGCAATTGCTGGAGCGCAGAGCGGGATTGCGGCACAGATGTACGGAAACCAGATCGCAGACCTTGAGAGATCCTTTGCGGCTCAGACAGCGACAACGCAGGGGCTTTCCGCACTGCAGTCTCAGCTTGCACAGTGCTGCTGCGATAACAGACTGGCCACTGCACAGACGCAGGCGCTCGTACAGTCTGAAAATTGCGCAGACAGATATGAAGCGGCACAGAACACCCAGGCGATTATTACTGCGCTTACATCGCAGAATCAGCGCATTATGGATCAGCTGTGCGCAGATAAGATCGAGCAGAAGAATGATATTATCGCGCAGCTTCGCTCCGAGCTGATGTATGCAAGAGGCCAGGCATCGCAGGACGTACAGACGGCGGCGATCCAGGCGGGTCAGAGAGGTCTCGCTAATGAGATCGAGCAGTATGTCGCACCGAAACCGATTCCTGCGTATACCGTGCAGAATCCGAATTGTTGCCCTGCTTACGCAGGATGCGGCTGTGGCGTATAAGGGGGAGTGATTATGGCGGCAGAATATCTTGCTAATGCGGTACAGGAGATTTCACTGAATGCTCCTGCTATCTTTACAGCATCTATCCCGTGTAATCGTGGTTATGTATACCACGAGGACGAGACTGGGATTTTTATTCTTCGTGGAATCACATGCAACCAGTGTTATGCGACGTATCAGGTGACATTTAACGGAAATATCGCTGTGCCGGAAGGCGGGACAGTACCGGCTGGTGGCATCGCCATTGCGCTTGCTGTAAATGGTGAGCCGAGGCTGACGAGCAGGGCTATTTTTGTTCCTGCGGCTGCAGAAGATTACGGGAACGTCACATCGACGGCGATTATTAAGGTTCCGAAAGGTTGTTGCTTCAGCTTATCTGTCGAGGCGATCCCGGCATCGACAGATCCTGCTGTAACACCGGCACCCGTGATAGATATGCAGAACGCAAACCTTGTTATTAACCGCATAGCGTGAGAGGAGAAAAAATGGATTATCTAAAAGATTTGCACGATATGTGCGATGTCCTCTCCAACGAACTGGGAGAGGCAAACGATAAAGTCAGAAACAGTGGAGGCAAGCTGTCGGGGTCGGATCTGGATTACATCGATAAGCTGACCCATGCTATCAAGTCAATTAAGACGACGATAGCGATGGCCGAAGCAGAAGACGGTAGTTCTGGTGATTATCCGTACAGTGGGACGATGTATCGCACCGGTGGATCATACGCCAGACGCAGAGACAGCCGCGGGAGATACTCCAGCCGCGGATACTCACGAGATGACCAGATGGTTGCGGAACTGCGCGATATGATGCAGTCTGCACCAGATGATCGCACAAGGCAGGAGTTTAAACGGTTTATCGACAGGATTGAAGGCATGTAAGGGGGAGGAGATCCCTTGATAAAAGAGATGGATCTGCGGCAAGCGATTGCAGAGTGTCAAGGGGAACGGAATCCGAATGCGCAGACATGCATTAAACTTGCCGCTTACTACACAATACTCGATCAGATCACAAGGTCGGACATGGAGTATGGGGTTCGAATGTCTGGATCCGGGACGGCTAGTTCCGGATCCGAGATCCCGCTTGATACGGGGACGGAGTTTTCGGATGTGATTAAGGGCAAGGATCCGGTTGATGTCTGGCCTGTAATGGATGAGGCTATGACAGCATTGCAAGTTCTACATCCACGGTTTTATGACAGCATAATACGGAAGTTAAAAAGCCAGGTATAAATGCCTGGCTTTTTTGTGTACATTTTTGCGAGATAATGCTTGCTATATATCCCGTTTAGAGTTATTAATACAGTACCGAAAATAAAGAGCGGAGGGAAATGCTATGACGAACATAACCTACACCTTCAAAAAGAACGGAAAGACCTACAGCGCAAACGGAAACAACCGCATCGAGGCGCAGGAATCGATCGAGCTGGCCTTCGGGATCAGCCTGAAGGGAGCCACCTTCGAAGAAATCTACAAGCTGCGGGTTGTGAGAACTGGCAAGTGCCGATAAAACGGGCATGAAAACAAAAGGGGGCAAAACCATGTGGACTGAGGATTTACGCGTAAGACGGCAGCTTGGACTTGGAGAGAAAAGAGACCTGCCGAGCCGGTTTTGGGAGCCGGAACCCGACGAAGAAGATATGAAAAGATTAGAAGAAGAGAACCTGAAGAGACTGGAGCAGGAAGGCATCGACGAGGAGCCATTACCATTCGATTAAAGGAGGGAAAGCACATGGCAAGCAGAGCAAGACTTGAAGGGATTTGCGATTACAGAGCAGACCACAGCCAACCCGAAAGGAACATACCGATACCTGCTTAACGAATAAAGCAGCCAGGGGAAAAGCCAGGAACCAATTAAGGTTCCTGGCTTTTTTGTTAAACCAAACGGAAACCAAACGGAAACCAAACGAAAACCAAACAGGGGAATATGACAAACTGACGGGGAAAGGCAGTATTTGAAGGGTAAAAAATGATGCCGTAAGACAATGATTGCATCGGGATTTCATATATAAACACATCGCACATACGATAAGAAACGCATAAATCATGCAATAATTGATAACCAAAGCAAAACCAAAGCAAAACCAAAACGAAACCTAAGTGAAACCTAAGCGGAATCAAACCAAAATCAAAGCGTAACCTATATGATAAATGATAAATGATAAATGATAAATTTAAAATAAAGATATATTGTGGCTTTCAAACGAGACGTGCTAACCATCAGTGTCATGCCTGGCACTTGCTATTAGCACGCCTTATATGTCATAAAAAAATGACCGTATACTTTCGGTCGAGCCCGAATCGGATTTCCTTTATAATTGATCGCCAGAAGAATTGCCGCTCAGAGGCCGTAAGGTCGGCGTAGAGCGTTTCAAAATCCGAAGACAATAATTTCCTCAACCCATCCACGTCAGGGGGCTCTGCGTGGCTCTCAGAGGCCAATTTCGCGATCTCGGCAGTGATTGCTTCGCGCTCTAGTTTGTACTCGTCCAGAGACATTAAGCCATCCAGGTACAAGTCTCTGAGACGTTCCATACGTTTCTTCTTTACGGAAATTTTATGCCGGTTGTCTTTAACCTGACTTTGCTGAATATCGACGGTATATACTAAATCTTTAACCATCGGGCGAATGTGGTCTAGGAGATATCTTTCGAGAACATGTTCTGTGCAGACCTTGGTGTTGGAGCAACGACGGATCCCGCCATTGTATCGTTTGGGGCAGCGATACAGCTTTACAATTTCGATTTTATCCTCGGTGGTTTTCCTGGGGTAGCGTTTATGCCGCGTATTAGCGGCAAGGACACAGCCGCACTCATCACAGCGGAGTAATCCGGAGAATATATAGTCATGCTTCTGGGATTTTTTGATGTTCATCTGTAACTTCCGCTGGACATCCCAGAAAAGATCTGCGTCTACAATCGGCTCACAAAAGTGATCATTACCGCGAAACAGGCCGATATATTTTGTGTTTCTGAGCATGTTTTTATATGCGGCTTGTGTTCGTGGGAACCGAGGATTATGGGCGGTTAATCGCATTGTAGCGCTAAGATTTCCGTGAAATGAATAAAACTCAAAGGCTTCCTTAACGAGCGGAGCATTTTCGTCTGGCACCAGATGCTTATCAACAATCTGGAGACCAGGGGGCGTGCTGCCGGATATGACTTCTCCTTTGGATACCTTGTACTCTTGAACTTGCCGGATGCGCTGACCAGTCTGCTCCGCTTCGAATTGTGCGATGGACATCATTTGGTTGATGATCAGCCTGCCTTGTGGTGTGGATGTATCGTAGATTGGTTCCCATATAGCGATCCAGTTGACACCTGCTTTGTCGAGAGCATCTTGCAGATTAAGGTAGTGACGGATGCTCCTGTATAATCGGTCGAGCTTTGTGACCAGGATCAAATCTATCTTGCCTTCCGACACGTCGCACAAAAGCCTTTGCAGCTCGTCCCTGTCACTTCTCGTTCCACTCACACCGTCATCGAGATACTCATCAACAAATACTAGATCATCATGCTCATCGATATATGTTCTCAGCCCTTTTCTTTGAGCGGGGATGGAGTCACCTTCATGCGCCTGCGCCTGCGATGAAACACGGATATATATCGCTGTGCGCTTCATGCAGAGTCACCACCTTTCGAAAGATCTTTTTTAATTGCATCCTGGTACAACAAGAGACGGTGTACGGTGTCCCATACAATCTTCTGGTTGTCGGGATCCAGCTTCGATACATCCTCTATAAGGTGTTGCATGGCTGGATTCTGGTCAGCAAGCTGCTGAATCGTGGATAGCCACGACGAGGAATCAATAGAGTCATATCCGCCGAGATACGATAGAGATATCCCTAAGTAGTCAGCGATAATTTTCAAGCGATCATTTGGAAACGTGCCTTTTCTTAGTTGACCGATATACCCATTTGAAAAACCACAATCTCTTTCCAGTTTGGCAATCGGGATCCCGCGTTCTTTACATAATGCTTTGACTTTGTCGACAGCGTTCATTTGATTCACCTCCACGTAGCGTAGAAAACAGCATAACTTCGAACTTGACAGAATAGAAAATATGCGCTATAGTCAACGGAGATAGAGATTACTCTAATCTATAAGAGAGCAGCCTAAATGGATGCTTGACCATCACTAGCGAAACATAGATATAGGCGAAATCAATTATAGATAAAAGCCTAAACAAAGTCAAGCGCAAGGGAAGGGGGGTGAAAAATTGAAAACTACGGTATACGAGCGGGTATCAATGCTATGTAAACTGCAGGGCATGTCCATCAGGGAACTGGAAGAGAAAGCAGGCATAGGAAATGGGGTGGTTGGGAAATGGCGGACAAAAAGCCCTACTCTAGACAGCCTGGAGAAAGTCGCGAAGGCGCTCCGCGTTCCGGTAGTAACGTTGATCGGGAAAGAGTGATGAGCGCGTTGTCAATCATCCTGACGCGTAGGTACGGTGTCAGGATCTATGTGGGAGGAACAACATGACACTGAGAGAGTATATGAAGACGGTGCCTGAAGACGCACGGATCTACGTGGGGGCTTCAGTTGCATTCCTGACAGGTGGGAACAAGGATCAGGTTGTTCGGCAGCTTGATAAGATGTCAGAAGAGAACGCTGCATTGAGCAGAGACCAATTCATGTGGCTTAAGGAGCGACAGAAAACTGCTACCGGAAGAGAAGCAAAAAAGATCGAAAAACAGATAGCATCGTTTAAGCCATTTGTACATTTTTTAGATCGGGAGATCAGAGATGTATACGACAGGGAGACGGAGCAGGCGACGAACATCCTGATTGAAGGAGATGAGCGCGGTTATCTATGGACTGTCGAACCGGTCGGAACGCAGATTATCAATGACGCAAACCTGACGGACTTGGTCGGGAAAATGCTCAGAATGGTCGTGGACGATTATAAGACCGAGCTTAGAGCGGAATACGACAAGCTATCATCGCTCTACAGTGAGTTGCAGGACGTGCACCGCAGCGCTGAGAAGTTCGAAAAGTATTTTCACACTGAAGCGACATACTTCACGAGCATAGACCCGGATTACTTTATCGGCCAGACAGCGAAGATGCTGGCAGAAGAACTGCGCAGGGAGCAGGAAATGAGAAAGGAGATGCCGAAAGCGAATGACAGATAAAAAGTTGTTCAAAATGGCACGGCTCGTTATGGATCTTGAAACGCACAGGGAAAGGTGCGACATCCATGTCTCGATGACGTTGAAAAAATGGCCGTCTATCATTATCTATGACAAAAGGGACGGGGGGGCGAAAATCACATTTTATGAGACAGAAGAGTTCCTTGTGATGGGCATGGGAGACAATGCGGTTTACGATCCGGAATTTGAAAACGCATATAAGGCGTTGTGCGAAATTGGGCGCTTTTTGGGGGTGGAAAAGAATGTGGATAGATGAGTATCCTCGGAAACCAATATGTGCCGAGTGCGAAGAAAGAATAAAAGGAGAAAAGGCACATTGGGTTGGAGATAGGCTGCTGTGCGAAGATTGTTTTGAGTACTGGGTTGAAGAAAACACAATATATCTTGATGAGGAGGAATACGAAGAGTGAACGTACTGACGCAGATTCAGCAGGAGCTGAAGGCTCCGAAGGGGCGCTTTAACGATTTCGGCAATTACCGATACCGAAGTTGTGAAGACATCCTTGAAAGTGTAAAACCGCTTCTTGCGGCGCACAATGCGTTTCTGGTGATCAAGGATGATGTGGTGCAGGTTGCGGACAGGGTTTATATCAAAGCGACCTGTATATTCAAGGGGGAAGACGGGACACATGTGGAGATAACCGCATATGCGCGTGAAGCGGATGGCAAGAAAGGAATGGATTGCAGCCAGGTGACGGGGACAGCGTCGAGTTATGCACGCAAGTATGCGCTGAATGGGCTGTTCCTGATCGACGACACGAAGGACGCAGACACGAATGAGTACGTTGCACAGACTCAGGCGGAACAAACAGCATCTGAAAAAATCGGAGCGATCCGAGGAGCGGCACTGGAAAAGGAACTGGTAAAAACCGGGAATGATCCGCAGAAGTTCCGCGACCACTACGGAGTGACGAGTCTTGCAGAACTGACGGAGTTGCAGATGAGTCAAGTCATCAATGGACTGAGGAAAAAAACGAATGGAGCTAAGAGGTAGCTTAACCGGTATCGCCAGGGACTGGAAGACAGACCGGTATGTTGTGACATTTATGGTCGCGAGGTTGCCGGATGACGTGGAAGGTATGCAGCAGGCAGATGACTTGGACATCGTGGTTAAAAGGCACAAGGAAAAGAGGAGCCTTAATGCGAATGCATACTTCCACGTTCTGGCTGGACAAATAGCATCGTTTACCGGAAACACTTTAACGCATGAAAAAAATCGACTAATCAGGGAATACGGCCAGTATGAGTATGTCGACGGTAAAATCCCTACAATCACGATGAAACCTGAATACGAAGACGGAATGCTTGACATGGAAAGCATTCATGTCAGGGTTGTGTCGAGAACGGACGCGGAAGTGCGATTCGGGTTGATGCGCGGGAGCCATACCTACAACACGGCAGAGATGGCAAGGTTGATAGATGGTACTGTGCAGGAAGCAAAAGCTGCCGGGATCGAAACGCTGTCCCCGGCAGATCTGGAAAGGATGAAAGCAGCATGGATAACATCGGCAAGAAAGCGTTGATTGACAATCCAGAGTGGTCACCTGGAGAAAGATGCGTGATCTGCGGTTCCGTAAGGGTAGATAAACATCACATCTTCTGCGGGACATCGAACCGGAAGCAATCGGATAAACATGGATATGTGATCCCGCTCTGCAGGGAGCACCATACAGGCGGCAATGGGATTCACAGAAACCGGGGATTGGCGATGGTCTGGATGCAGATTGCGCAGGCGCATTACGAGAAACACATCGGTGATCGGCTTAGTTTTATCAATGAGTTCGGTAAGTCATATTTATAGGAGATGAATAATGAATAAGTGCATATTTATGGGGCGGTTATGCTCGGATCCAGAGACGAGAGTCTCACAGGGTGGTATGACGGTGACAAGATTCCGTATGGCAGTGGACAGGCCGAGAACTTCGGATGAGAAGAAGGCAGACTTCATTAACGTCATTGCGTTCGGAAAGCAGGCAGAGACCATCGACAGGTACGTGAGAAAAGGACAAAGGCTCCTGGTTGCAACTCATGTACAGACGGACGCATATACAAACAGGGAAGGGCGAAAGATTTATACAACGGATTTTGCGGTAGAGTCATTCAATTTTCTGGAAAGTGCGAACACCGGTGGCAATACTTCACCTGAAAAGCAAGAAAGCTATGTCCCGGATGGCCTGGAAGATTTGCCGTTTAATTGATCCACAGGATTGTGATACCGGGACGGTTTGCTAGTCTCAACGAGTTCATAGCGGCATGTAAGATTCGGAAAGGCAATTTTAACCGCGGAAACAAAATGAAGCAGGATGATCAGAAGATAATTATTGGGTATCTTCCGAGAATAAAAATCAAAAAGAGAATATTCATCGAGTACAATTTTTTTGAACCGGACACACGTCGCGATAAGGATAACATATCAGGTTACTTTCACAAAATTTTCCAGGATGCGCTTGTACAGGCCGGGTGCATACCGGATGACGGGTGGAAAACGATTCGTGGGATGGCGGACTATTTCGAAGTTGACAAAAATTATCCGCGTATTGAAGTGATAATCGAGGAAGTGAAATGAGAGACTCGATATTGATGTATAGGAGCGTCTGCGAGGCGCTCAAGGCTTTGCCGCCAGAGCAGTTTAAGGCTGCGGCGATAGCCATATGGGACTATGGGATGGACGACAAAGAAGTTCAGGATGGTGCGGATCCGGTCGCGGTCGCAATTTTAAAAATGGCGAAACCGCTCATTGACCGGAACAACACTCGATATCAAATTGGAAGGACGGGTGGAAGACCGAAGAAGGAAAAAACGCAGGGACAGCCGGAACAAGAGCCTCAACCGAAACCAAAGAAAGAATATCCGTACAAGGAGATCATAGAGTATCTAAATTCCAAGGCTGGTACCAGTTTCCGACCCAGCAGCAGAGATTCGCAATCTCACATCAGGGCGAGGATGGACGAAGGCTTCACCTTGGACGACTTCAAGAAGGTGATTAACGGAAGATGTACAGCGTGGAAAAACGATCCACGCATGAAGGAGTATTTAAGACCGTCGACACTCTTTGGAACGAAGTTTGAATCGTATCTTAATGCGGGAACAGCGGCGAGAACTGGATTTAATGCGATCTCACAGAGAGAATACGATTATGAGCAACTCGAAAGACAATTATTAGCGGAAGGAGACCAGGTATGACACCGATTGATTATGACAGCTTGAGCGGCGGCGCACACATTTGTGCGCATTGCAAATTTATGCCTAGAAGCGGAGAGACCACGCAGGATCCTAATGGATGCATACTGTTTCCGACGATGGCGAATGACTACATCTCGGTGGACGAGTCTGGAAACAGCAGAATCTATACTGACGGAACCACAACCACGGATAACGGTATGGGATACTGGGTGACAAAGTGTCCGCATTATGCGGAGTACGCAGACCAAACGGCGAAGGCAGACGCAGGGAAACCGAAGCTGAGCCTTGTGCCGCCACAGATCATTTATGACATCGCAAAAGTGCGGGAATACGGTTGCCGCAAGTATCCAGGAGACAGGGACAACTGGAAAACAGTTGATATCGAAAGGTATCGGGATGCAATGCTGCGGCATGCGATAGCATATATGAAGGACTTCCACGGGCTCGACGAGGAGAGCGGACTGCCGCATTTGGCGCATCTTGCATGCAATATTGCATTCCTGTGCGAACTGGAGAGGAGAGACGATGATGAATGAGGAGATAAAAAGATGCAAACAGTGTGGAAAAAGGCCGGAACTGCATTATGTTCCGGCAAGATCGAAGGCTTTACGGGAGTTGCTTAACGATCGGTTTGCTGGAGATAATCCTCGATACTACATCTCGTGCCGCTGCGGAAGGCATATGATTATTGAAACCAGTAGATCGGATTACGATTCCCTGGCTATAGCCAAAAGGAAGCTGGTAAGGAGATGGAATCGGGAACAGAAGAAGAAAAGATTTTTCTGGTGGCCGGAGATCCGTACAGAAGGGGAGAAGGAATGAGCGCATATAGTGATTGGCGATGCGGTGCGATTAGCGACATGGAATTTATCCAGGCGTGTAGAAACGAAGAGTGGATGCATACATTCCGCGGAAACGACAGGGATCCGGAAGTAGACGATGAAGAAGACGATGGGGAGGACGAAGAGTGGGACGAAAGATAAAGGTACTGGAAGATGATCTGCATGTCGGAGATCATGTAGAGATCCGATTTAGAGATGGCGGCTTTGACACTTTGCTTCTGACAGGGACATGGCTCCCTGTCAGAATTGCGGGAGAATTCAAACACTTTTATGTTTGCACCGTTCTCCCGCATGTCAACCCTGTGAGAAGTATGGGTAAGAGCCGGGAGTACAGGTGCTGCATCGATAAGAACGCGCTGATGGTTGGTAATGTGGTGGCGAGGAGGGAAGTGGTGTGATGGAGAATGTCAAGGAACTGGAGAAAGCTGGAATGTGCCTACCGGAAGTATGCAACGAGTATGAGGAACCTGAAACGAACAGAAGAAAGGATTAACGCTATCCCGGTGAAACCGGGTTGCGGCCAGATGCTAACAAGCCGCGTAAAATTATGAGTTTTGCTATTAGGGATAAAACCCACGAGGATAGAGTTTGAGTAATTGCCACGCTCACGGATAACGTAGTGTGGTGCGTTGAAAGTATGTTGGATGTCAGCAGGGGTAAGCAGCTTTATTGCCGGATACCTCGCGAAAGATATTGACGAATGGATTTACATTGACGTTGAAGACCAGCACCCTGACAGTATGAGGTTTATTGATGATTGTGAACGGGTGATTGGAAAACCGGTTACGATCCTTAAAAGCCCATATCGGAACGTTGAAAATGCTATAAGGGCAGCGCGGGTAATCAAGCTACAAGGCGGGTTTGCTCCATGCACGGCCTGGCTAAAGAAGCGGGTACGCAAGGAATGGGAAGCGCAGCACGCTGACACGCATTTGACGTATGTATGGGGAATGGACAGAACGGAGATAAAAAGAGCAGAACGGTTACAAGAAGGGATGCCGCAGTTTTCACATGAATTTCCGCTGATTGACCAGAACATTTCCAAAGAGGTTGCGCACTATATACTTGGTGAACTCGGAATAAAAAGGCCAGCTATGTACGATCTCGGATATAACAATAATAATTGTATCGGGTGTGTAAAGGGCGGCATGGGATACTGGAATAAAATCAGGAAAGATTTCCCCGATGTATTTCAGCGGAGGGCGGCACTTGAAAGAGAAATCGGACACAGCATTTTGAAGGAATGTTATTTAGACGAACTGGAAGAAGACCGTGGGAAGCAAAATGCCGGAGTAGTACCGGAGTGCGATATCTTTTGTATGCTGCGGGAAATGGATTGAAAAGAAAGGAGCAAGAAATGACAAAGCGTGAAGCAGGATTGATGCTTGAGAAGATAGCGACCAACAGAATTGGGAACGTTTCAGGCATAACGGAGGAAATGAGAGAGGCCATATTCATGGGATCTTATTCATTGATGGAGAACAAGCCGAATGAATGGTGCCACGGATGCAAGGAATACAGTAAAAGGCAACACTGTTGTCCGAGGTTTGGAAATGTGATCCGATCTACACTTGATGAAATACAGAAATACGCAAGAGAGGATGGCATAAAGATATGACAAGCAGTCTGCGATATCAGGAGGTGCTGAAGACATGAGCGATAGCGCTATGTACATCATCGGGTGCATGATAGGATCAGTTCTTGCATGGGCGATTCTTACATACTTCAGGAGGTGGTGAGATATGACAAAGCATGAGGCGGCGCTGATGCTCTGTTGGATCCTGGATGATGATTACGCCAGTTTGACAGATAGAGCCAGAGAATCTTTGCAGATGGGGATTGATGCTTTAGAGGAGGAGGATAAACATGAGCGTATTGGTGAAAGGCATGAAGATGCCAATCAACTGTGATTACTGTAGGTTTTTGTCGAATTACGACATATTAAGAGGTGTTTGCAAGGCGGCAGACCGAATTGTGACAAGCCGTGAAACAGGCTGTTGGCGATCAAAGCCTGACTGGTGCCCACTGGTTGATGTGCCCGATGAACACGGTTGCGACGGCGACAGTTGCCCGATCGATATCTGAAGGTTGGAGGGCGCTCTGAATTAGAAAAGAGGTAAACAAATGGAAAAGGCCAACATCACACTAGGTAGTAGAATCTCGGATTTGCTAGACCAGCAATGTCTCTCTCAGCGCGAACTTGCAGATAAGGTCGGCATCACGCAGGTTTCTATGTCCCGTTATATCAGTGGCGCGAGAACACCCAAAGCACCTGAGTTAGCGAACATTGCAAAAGTGCTTCATACCACAACAGATTATCTGCTGGGGCATGACACGGATGACGGCGATCCGGAGATCGAATACTATCGTACCCAGCGCGTCATCGCCCGCAATGCGAAAAAGTGGACGCAGAAACAAAAGGCCGATCTTGTAAATGCTCTGTTTGAATCCGAGCCATAGAAAGGAATTTTCAGTGAGGAGACCACTTTCAACGGATCAGTGTAACAAGGTAAAGCAGGTGGTCGCTGACATGTATCGGAAATATCTGAAGGTTGGAGGGCGCTATGCATAGGACAGATATATGCTTGATATCAAGAAGGCAGATCGGTAATGGCGCTATCCTGGAACGCGTGGTCAATCGAGCTGGTGTGCCGTACAGTGCCATTCTGATGCGCGGATATGAGGTGGCATCCGCTCCAACAAAGGATGAGCGGGAGATGCTTGAGTGGTGGAGGCAAGAGGGAATAGAGATTTGGAAGAAGTGGAAACCGTCATATAAAAAGGAGCGAACATAGAAGTACACAATTATGCGCTCAATTTCCCATGTATTTTTGTGCTGATTACGCCGATAAATAGCTTGCGGTTAGCAGCAAAAAGAGGCATTATACAGACAGCAAGAAATATGCACACAAGGAGGGAACATGTATGACGCAAAAAACAGAGAGACAAATCATCGAGATGAAGAAGCAGACCATCGGGGTCGAGGTCGAGATGAACAACATCCGAAGGAATTCGGCAGCGAAATTAGCAGCAGAATTCTTTGGAACAGGAAAGTATAAGCACACTGCCGATCGCCACGGATATGACGCATGGAGCGCCTGGGACGCAGATAATAGAGAGTGGAAATTTCAGCGGGACGGGAGCATTCACGGAGCAATGGAAGAAAAATGCGAAATGGTTACGCCAATCCTGAATTATGAAGACATTGAACTCCTGCAGGAGCTTTGCAGAAGGCTGCGCGAGGCCGGAGCTAAGAGCGACGCTACACGGGGATGCGGGATCCATGTTCACATCGGTGCCAAAGGACACACCGCGCAAACGCTGAGAAACCTTGCCAATATAATGGCATCACACGAAAAACTTTTAGCAAGCGCATTAAAGCTGGACGAATACCGCATGATCAGATACTGCAGAATGATTGATCCGAATTTTCTGGAGATGGTTAACAAAAAGAAACCGACAACGATGAAAGGGCTTGCGGACATCTGGTACAAAGGAAATAACGCGAACAGCGGCAGGGATCAGCATTATAACGATAGCCGCTACCATATGCTTAACCTTCACGCCACCTTCACAAAGGGGACGATCGAATTCAGATTATTCCAGTTCGATAAACCAACAGAAGACCGCAAGGGGGGCATTCATGCCGGACAGCTTAAAGCGTATATTCAGCTTTGTCTTGCACTGAGCCAGATGGCGAAAGACGCGAAAATGGCCAGCCCAAAGCCACAGCAGAGTGAAAACCCGAAATTCGCTATGAGAACATGGCTGATCAGGATGGGGTTGGTTGGCGACGAATTCAAAACGGCCAGAGACTTCCTGACGAGAAACCTTGAAGGGGATGCAGCTTTTAGACACGGTAGACCTGCAGCGTAAGCGATGCGATGCCGATGCGGGGCGGCTAATCCCCGCAGAAGGAGGGAATATGAGAACATGTCCTAAGTGCGGGATTGAATATACAGGACACCCTGCTATATCCAGGGAGGATAACATTACGGAGATTTGTCCCGCGTGTGGAGTGCGCGAGGCGATGCAGTACATGGGTGTGCCGAGCGAAGACGCAGAAGAGGTTGTCGAATTAGTAAAAAGGTATGGAGAGCGTTTCGAAGGAGAGGACGACAAGAAGGAATAAGTGAAAGTCAAGCGAAAGAAATGAATAAAGGATATAATAAGGGTGCGGAAGCACCCTTTATGACATGTACGGAGGATTTATGGCAGAAAACAAATTGAACATTGAGTGGTTGGAAACGAGCCAGGTAAAGCCTTACGAGCGGAATGCAAAGAAACATCCTCAATCGCAGGTGGAGCATATTGCAAACAGTTTAGCACGTTTTGGATGGAAGTAGCCAATCGTGATAGACAAAAACGGAATTGTCGTGGTTGGCCACGGGCGGCTTATGGCAGCTAAAATGCTGAAACTCGCGACGGTTCCGTGTGTAAGAGCAGACGACCTGACCGAGGAAGAGATAAAAGCGTATAGGCTGGCCGACAATAAGACGAATGAGTCTGACTGGGACAGCGAACTGCTTGATCTGGAACTGGAAGATTTCACGGACATCGATATGAGCGATTTCGGATTTGTCCTGAAAGAGGATGGGGAAGCTGCCGAAGACGATTATACACCGGAGCCGCCAGAGGAGCCAAAATCGAAGCGAGGAGATGTGTACAGGCTGGGGGGGCATCGGCTGATGTGTGGCGATGCGACCGTTCTGGAGGACGTTAAAACATTAGTGGATGGAGCCGAGATGGACATGCTGCTGACGGATCCGCCATATAATGTCGATTATGAAGGCGCTGCCGGGAAGATCGCGAATGACAAAATGCAAAATGATAAATTCCGACAGTTCCTTAAGGAATCGTTTGCGTGTGCCGTCGAGGTTTTAAAGGCTGGAGGAACTTTTCACATCTGGCATGCCGATTTAGAAGGCTTTAACTTTAGAGGCGCATGCGCTGATGCAGGGCTTAAGGTAAGACAATGTTTGATATGGGAGAAAGACTCGCTTGTTTTGGGAAGACAGGACTTCGAGTGGATCCATGAGCCGTGCCTGTATGGATGGAAAGAAGGTGGTCGGCATTGCTGGTATAAAGACAGGAAGCAAACTACGATACTGAAGTTCGATAGGCCAAAGGTTTCAAAGGAGCACCCGACAATGAAACCGATCCAGCTTTTTGCCTATCAGATCTCCTGCAATACACAGCCGGGAGAAAAGGTGTTAGATCTGTTTGGAGGGTCTGGGACAACAATCATGGCAGCGGAGCAGATCGGAAGAAACGCTTACGTGATGGAGCTCGACCCGAAGTATGTAGACGTAATCATTGACAGGTGGGAGAAGTACACTGGAGAACACGCGGAACTGATCAGGGAAGAAAAACCAAATGTGGAACCTGAAAACATGAATTGATCGTGAGGGCGAAGGAATGCCAGCAGGAAGGCCGAGAAAGGAAATCGACGAGAAAGAATTCAGAAAACTATGCGCCATGCAGTGTACACTGGAAGAGATAGCTGGTTTCTTCGAGTGCTGCGAGGACACCATCGAAACCTGGTGTAAACGCACGTACAAGGAGAATTTTTCGGATATCTATAAAAAGCTAAGCGCAGGAGGGAAAATCTCACTGCGAAGAAACCAGATGAAACTCTCAGAGACAAACGCGTCGATGGCGATATGGCTAGGGAAGCAGTATCTTGGACAGAAGGATGTGTCTGAGATCGAGGATAAGGAAGCATTAACAAGACTGGATGCGATCATTGATGGTCTCTTTAAATCTGAGTGATAAACAAAAAGAATACATACATAGCGCAAATCGAAGATGGAACATGAAGATCGGTGCGGTGCGATCAGGAAAGTCTTACGTGGACGTGAACGCTGTAATCCCTTACCGGCTGCGGCGGGTGCGCAACGAGACAGGGCTAAACCTTATCTTGGGAGTGAGCAGGGAGACAATCGAGAGAGACGTTTTGCAGCCTATGCGGGAGATGTACACGTCGAGGCTGGTCGGGACGATCAACGGGCGCAACATAGCTATGGTATGTGGTGTGCCTGTGTACTGCCTTGGAGCAGAAAAGGTATCGCAGGTCGCTAAAATACAGGGAATGTCGGTGAAATACTGCTATGGCGATGAGATTGCTAAGTGGAATCCGGAGGTGTTCGCCATGCTGCAGTCTCGTCTGGACAAACCATATTCGGTTTTCGACGGATCGTGCAACCCGGAGCACCCTGGTCACTGGCTGAAGGAGTTTGTAGACCGCGAAGACATCGACGCTTACATACAGAAGTACACAATCTTTGATAATCCTTTTCTACCGGCAGAGTTCGTTGAAAACTTGTGCAAGGAGTACGAAGGGACGGTCTATTACGGCCGTTACATACAGGGAGAGTGGACACTGGCGGAGGGGTTGATATATCCGATGTATGCGGATGCGGTCGAGGAGCCGCCAGAAGGCGTTGATCCAACCACACATGTGCTGTCAATCGACTACGGAACACAGAATGCGTTTGCGGCGCTCCTGTGGGCGAAATATGGCGACGTGTGGTACGCAGTGAGAGAGTATTATTACTCTGGCAGGGAAACCGGAATGCAAAAAACAGATGGCGAGTATGCGGATGATCTGGACAGATTCATAGAACCGTTGGATGTGCCGCGGATCAAGACGATCGTTGACCCTTCTGCAGCTTCTTTCATTGCGCTTCTGCACAAGCGTAACAGATATAGCGTTCTGCATGCCAACAATGTCGTGGACGACGGCATAAGGAACACAGCGACGGCTTTAAAAACAGGCAAAATCAAGGTGTCGCCATCATGCGCCAATTGGAAAAAGGAAATCCAAGGGTATGTTTGGGACGATACGGCGCTGGAGGACAAACCTGTAAAGCTAAATGACCATTTAATGGATTCTATGAGGTATTTTGTACAGACAATGCATATAGCGGATGTGAAGAAGATGTCACGAGGAAGCTATCTACTGTAGGAGGTGGTTTATGTATACATATCAGGATTTACTGGAACTCGGAGACAATGCAGCTGATCGAATAGATTTTGTTCGCCAGGTGATCAACCAGCACAAGGCATCGCGAACGTATAAAACGGCGATGACTGCCGGAGAATATGCGGCGCATAGAAACCCAACCATAGCGGCTTACCAGAAGCTGTTATACACTGTGTCAGGGAAAGCGGTACCTGACTACTGGTCAGCGAACTACAAGCTGGCGAGCAACTTTTTTAAACGGTTTGTCACACAGCAGAATCAGTTTCTTCTTGGGAATGGCGTGACATGGAACAATAAAGCTACGGAAGATAAACTGGGGAAAGACTTTGATACTCGGCTGCAGGAGGCTGGGAAATATGCTCTTGTACACGGGGTGTCTTTTGGATTTTTTAATCTTGATCATGTCGAGGTGTTTTCCGTTTTAGAGTTCGCACCGCTGTATGACGAGGAGAATGGCGCACTTGCTGCCGGGGTGCGCTTCTGGCAGGTCGATTCATCCAAACCGCTCAGGGCAACGCTTTATGAACTGGACGGATACACAGAATATCTGTGGAAGGATGGCGTTGGACAGATGCTCGCAGAAAGACAGCCATACAAAGTAATTGATAGGCACACGGAGGCGGATGATTACCACATCTACGATGGCGAGAACTATCCTGCATTCCCGATTGTGCCGATGTACGGTAACACGGAGAGGCAAAGCGAGATTGTCGGAATCAGGGAGCAGATTGACGCTTATGATCTGATCAAGAGCGGGTTTGCGAATGACCTGGACGATGTGTCTCAGATTTACTGGACGGTGTCTAACGCTGGAGGGATGGACGATATGGACCTTGCGGAATTTGTGCAGCGGATCAAGACCGTGAAGGCGGCTTCGCTGGGGGACGGACAGACCGCGGAGGCGCATGCCATCAGCATACCGTATGATGCGCGGAATGCCATCCTAGACAGGCTTAAGAAGGATATGTATCTCGATTATATGGCATTAGACACGGAGGAGATAGCAGGCGGCGCGGTTACCGCGACGCAGATTAAAGCAGCTTACGAGCCGATGTCCAACAAGGCGGATGAGTACGAATACTGTGTCATAGAGTTTGTGCGAGGTATCCTGGCTGTAGCAGGTTTGGATGATGAACCATCATTTACTAGGTCGTTTATCGTAAACACAAGTGAGGAAATACAGACGCTTATCCAGGCTGGCGAGTACCTGGACGGGGAATATATTACAGAAAAGGTACTGACTAAGCTGGGAGACGCGGACAAGGTACAGGATGTACTTAAAAGGATGTCGGAAGAAGAAATAGACAGAACAGCTGCCGAAGGCACAGAGGGCGAAACAAATGAGTGATCCGGCACACGCGGCAACCGATGATATCATCGACAAGATTGAAAGCCAGATAGCGAAGGAGTATAAAAAAGCCCACAAGGAAATATCGGAGAAGATGGACGACTACCTCGCAAGGTTTGTGACGAAGGACGAGAAGTGGCAACAGTGGGTGGCCGATGGCAAAAAGACAGAATCCGAATACAAGCAATGGAAGCAAGGACAAGTTTTCACTGGACGGAGATGGGCAGAAATGAAGGAGACATTGGCGACAGACTACGCCAATGCCGCACAAATAGCGCAAAGCATTGCGGGCAAATATGCTCCGGAAGTCTATGCCATAAACCATAATTACTCGACTTTCGAGGTGGAAAAGGGAAGTCTGGTTGACACGTCGTATACCCTGTACAGCCGCGAATCGGTGGAGCGAATGTACAGGGAAAACCCAAAATTATATAAACAGCCTGGGGCGAAAATCAAAGGAGAGATCGCTGCTGGGAAACAGAAGAAGTGGGACAAGCGCAGGATTCAGTCGGTGATTACGCAGGGAATTCTGCAGGGAGAATCCATTCCGCAATTCACGAAAAGGCTGGAGGCGGTTACGGGTGGTGACCACAAGGCGGCTATAAGAAATGCTAGGACGATGATGACAGGCGTTGAGAATGCTGGCCGCATTGATGCCATTAAGCGTGCGAAAGATCTCGGCATTCCCGCCAAAAAGCAGTGGTTGGCAACACTAGACAGCCGGACAAGGCACTGGCACAGAATGCTTGACGGTGTGACCAAGGATGTCGACGCTCCGTTTGAGAACGAATTTGGGAAGATACTCTTTCCGGGTGACGTTTCAGCAAGCGGGGAGAATATATACAATTGCCGATGTACGCTGATAACTGCCATAGAAGGGTACGAGCACGATTTATCCGATACCAGCTTGCGTCATGATGAAAGACTTGGTAAAATGACGTATGAAGAATGGCAGAAAGAAAAGAAAAGCACCAGCAACCCGATTACCCTTCCCGAAGAGAAAGCAGCGGCATACAAGCAGATGTACATCAACGAATATGCTGGCCATGGCGGCGCTAAAAGCGGCGGCGCACATAAGCATCTTCCGTCTGAAGGGAAAAGCATTGCTGTGGACTATGCAAATGAGGAGATGGATCTTCTCAAGCAGAATACATACAGCGGAATCTGGAAAGGCAAAACGGTTACACCGGCAGACTATGCAGACCTCAAGGACAGCATACAAAAGAAGCGCGACTGGTACGACAAAGAGATCGAAAAGGCAAATACAAATGGTGATACGGCCAAGGCAGACAAACTTAAGCAGATGCGAGATAAACTCGACGAGTTCGAGGAAAAGGGTAAAGAATATGAAAAATACAAAGATATTGTAGACACGTATTCTGCAACTGGGGGCTTGCCAAAGAAAAAACCGAAATCAGAAACAACCGTGGAAACGGGGACGTTTGGCAAGGATGCCTATTCGGATCAAAGGGAAAAGGACGCTAAAGCGTTTAGATCCAAAGAAGAAGCAGATAAATATTATAGACCTCTCTTGGATAAGGAATGGGACAATCTGACAGAGTATCAGAAGTATTCAGTTTGGAAGTATACGGAAAATTCCAACCCGCTCAACAAATCACTTAGTGGATATCATGATACGTGGATGAGGTCTGGTTATGTTGGAGTAGGAGAAGCCGATTGGGGGCATGAGGATCTCTGGAGAAAACTTCAAACAAAAACGTTCCAGAAGAAATTTGCTAAAGAAGGAACGTCAGCGAATATCGACCATCATAAAGTTATTACGGAGTTGACGAAGGCTATTGATAAGCAAAAACTCGTCGATGATGCGTGGTTGGTGAGAGGCAGTGATGAGAATGGCTTAGCAGGAATTTTTGAGGGAGATTTATTTTCTTTTGATGATGCTCTTGAAATATTAAGGAGTGGTAGCGACTCAGACATAAAGACAGCATTCAAGGGTCAGAGGTTTACAAACCATGCGTTTACGTCTACCGGTATAGCCAAAGGATCGGGATTTAGCGGAAGCGTTACATATGAAATATATGCTCCAAAAGGCACACACTGCATTTATGCTGAGCCGCAGTCATACTTTGGCGATACAATTGGGATGCATGAAAAAATATATAAAAAGGGCGCGAGGTATACCAGTGTAGGACATGAGGCGGAAGTGATATTACAAAGAGGCACGGTTTTCCAGGTAAAGGATATCAGCAAGACAGGAAGCGATATCAAAGTAGTGTTTGAAATTGTTAATCAACCTGATTATTTCAAAACAGGAATGGAAGAGACGTTTAACAATGGGGCAACCATGCATTTGAAATAGGAGTTAAATTGTGAAAAGAGAAATAAGCCCGATTAAAGGACAGATGCCAGACCCGAACAAAATTGCGTGCAAAGACTGTGTGTACAGGAACCGGGACAAGATCACGGTGAACAACAGAACGATATATGTAGGTGTGACAAAGGGGTTTTGTGACATTTATAAGCGGCCACAGTACGCAGGAAAACCGAATGATATCCTGTTTATGAATGCGGACTGCGAGTTTTACATAAAGGATCCTCACTATGAGTCTTGAATTCTTGCTTAAAGACAACTCTCAGGAAGCAATCGAAGAGTTGCACAATAAAACAGCGGCCATCTTGGAAGCAATCGGAGCACAGGCAGAGGGATATGCTAAAATGGCTTGCCCTGTAGATACAGGGAGACTGCGGAACAGCATTTCGCATGCGCCGATAGACGATGACACGGAGGCGATAGGAACAAACGTGGAGTACGCTGCGTATGTTGAAATGGGTACGCAACGTACGAAAGCGCATCCATACTTAAAGCCAGCTGTAAACAATCATAAAGATGAGTATATCAATCTTGCAAAAAGCATATTGAAAAATTAAGATCCTGATGATACAATTTAAAGGAGGATCGGGATTTGACTGTCAAAATCAATAGAAGCGCAGTGGAGGCTATAGAAAGCATCCTTAAGCGTGGGAATGATGCAATCGTATGTCGAAGGAAAGACACGGTTGTGGTGTACGAAGAATCCAGAAAAATCGCATATCGCCCTGATTCAATTGGGAATCAGGAGGGCAATCGGAGCCAGTAACGAGAGTAACTCGTTTACTGGCTTTTTATATGCTCTGATGGAGTAGAGCTATCCGATGAAAAGGAGAAAACATGGCACTTACGAGAAGACAGCTTACGGCTCTTGGAATTGAGCCGGATAAAATCGAAGAGATTATATCATCGCATGCAGAAACGGTATCTGGGCTTAAGGAAGAGGCCGAGAAGTATCGTGCTGACGCAGAGAAACTTGCATCTGTACAGAAAGAATTGGACGATCTCCGGAAGGCGACATCGGGGAAAAATTACGACCAGCTCAAAAAAGAATTTGATGAGTACAAAGCATCTGTGCAGGCTAAAGAGACACGGGCGGCAAAGGAAGCTGCATACAGGGATGTCCTGAAGGATTCAAACCTCTCGGAGAAAGGGATCGCAAAGGCGATTAAGTACGCAGATTGGGATTCCGTTGAACTTGACGAAAACGGAAAGGTCAAGGATGCCAAGGGACACTTGAAGGCTGTCAGAGACGAGTGGGCAGAATATATTGTTAAGACAACGACAACCGGTGCTTCCACCACGACACCACCGAGCAACACTGGCGGAACCGGCAAAACCAAAGAAGAGATCATGGGGATCGCAGACACTACTGAAAGGCAGAGAGCTATCGCAGAGAACCATGAACTTTTCGGTTTCTAAATAGAGAGGGATAAGAATGACTAATATCACAACCGCAGCAGAGGCCAATACCATCACGACTCAGCAGATGGTGAAGGCAAGAGAAATTGATTTTGTAAATAGATTTTCGTCTTTCAGCGTCGCAAAGCTGATCCAGGCGCTTGGTGTCACCCGGAAGATTCCGCTGCAGGAAGGCACCACAATGTATGTTTATAATACAGAAGGCACCCTGCAGAATGGAGAAGTGCCGGAAGGCGAAGTAATCCCGCTGTCGCAGTACGAGCGGACAAAGAGACCATTCGGAGAGATTGTGTTAAAGAAATGGCGCAAGGCTGTTACTGCCGAGGCGATCAAGAAGAGCGGATATAACGAAGCGGTAAACGAGACAGACAAGAAGATGCTGCAGGACGTACAGAAGGGCATCAGAACTGACTTTTTCAGTGCGCTGATGGATCTTGGCACGACAGTGATCGGAGCCAGCACCCTGCAGGCAATCCTGGCAAAGACCTGGGGCATGCTGCAGGTGCTTTTTGAGAATGACGCTGTCGAAGCGGTACATTTCATCAACCCTCTAACGATTGCAGATTATCTCAGCACGGCACAGATCACCATGCAGACGGCTTTCGGTCTTAATTATATCGAGAACTTCCTTGGGATGGGGACTGTCATTTTGACATCCCAGGTACCCCAGGGCAAGGTATACAGCACAGCCAAGGAAAACCTGATCATGTACTATGTGACGATGACCGGAGAAGTGGCACAGGCGTTTAACCTGACCGCAGACGAGACCGGATACATCGGGACACACATGACGCAGAACGATACAAGGGCGCAGATCGAACGACTTGTCATGAGCGGCATCCAGTTCCTTGTAGAGTACGCAGATGGCGTTGTTGTTGGCCAGATCGACAGCACACCTACTCTTCAGAGCGTTGTTGTAACATCTGCCGCAGGCACGGCACCCGGTGACAGCAAGATTACTCTTAGCGGATATACCCTTGGAGAGGGTGAAAGCTATGTATATAAGACAGCCGCCACGACAGCTCCGAGCGTGACATACGGTCAGAAGCTGGGTTCCACATGGACGGAGATTACGAGCGGATCTGACATCACTCCTGCCACATCCCACACAAAGATCACGGTTGCGGCAGTAGACGCACAGGGCAGAGCACAGGCCGCAGGTAACCAGACGCTTACAATTAAATCATAAGGAGAGCTCACATGCTGACGGAGATATGCCAGTACCTTAAAAACTGGTTTAACCGGAGGGCGGATGGTACGCAGTACCCCGCCATCATCGGTGAGATTACAATTGCAGATGGTTTCCTGGTATCCGATCAGCTTGTGCCTGGTCAGTACATCCGCATCATCGGGAGCCTGTTCAATGACGGCGTACACAAGCATGGTGTGGATGAGCTGGCGGACGAGACTTTTATTGGTGCTGTCTGGCCTATGGCAATCCCACAGGAAGTAGTGCAGCTTGCAGATGAAATTGCTCAATGGCAGACAAAGTACGGTGGGATTGAAAGCCATGCGATGACTCCGTACCAGAGCGAGTCTTTCGGAGGATACACTTACAGTAAAGCAGGTGCCGGAGAGACCGGAGGCGCGGGGGCATCATGGCAATCGGTATACCAGAGCAGGTTAGCGCCGTGGAGGAAATTATGAGTTTACTGTCAGAGGCAATGGAAAATTGCATTATGCTTGACAAGAGGACGACCGCTGACGGATACGGTGGTTTTATCACAACGTGGGTTGATGGAGCCCCATTTGATGCGGCAATCGTCCTTGACTCATCTATGCAGGCGAAAATCGCTGAGAAACAGGGCGTAACAGCCCTATATACCGTGACCACAGAGCGGAACATTAATCTTCAGTTCCACGACGTGTTTCGCAGGATGTCAGACGAAAAAATATTTCGTGTATTATCTAATGGCGACGATAAAAAAACACCGGGGAGTGCTGGACTGGACATGAGGCAAGTTGCGGCAGAGGAGTGGATGCCATAATGGATAAAGAGCAGGTGATACAGACGTTCTGGTCATCATTTGGCTTGCCAGCTTATGACGAGTACGCAGTACCGGTTGATGCGGTCATGCCGTATATCACATATGGAGTATCTACTGGCGACTTGGATGAGCCGCTCACGCTAACGGCATCTGTGTGGTATCGCTCATCATCCTGGGTGGAAGCATCGCTAAAATCTGAAGAGATCGCGAAAGCAATCGGAGAAAACGGATATTTGTCATATCCGATTGATCATGGATATGTCTGGTTTACCAAGGGATCGCCTTTTTCTCAGCGCATGGGCGATCCGGATGATGATCTCATCAAGCGCGTGTACCTGATAATCAACGCGGAGTTTCTAACCGCTTACTAAAGGAGATAGAGAAAAATGGGAGCATTTTCAAAAATTGCGCAGGATGCGTTTAAGGAAATGCAGCTGGATGCCGGGATGCTGATGAATCAATTCGATCCCGCAAATCCTGCTGTAGCGGATGCAGACATCATTTGCGCCACAACGGGGGGTATTACGATAAACTGCACTCCGACGTACACAGATTTCGGTGAAGACGTGGATAACTGTCCGAACAACACAAAAGAATTGAAGCATCTCGACGGGTGGGACTGCTCCATTGCGACTACTGCGCTTGGCGTATCACCGGATGTGATCAAGCTATCCCTTGGCGCAGCAGATGTTGACGGCACAAATGCTTCAAAGGTCGTACCCAGAGCAAACCTTGAACTTACAGACTTTAAGGATGCCATCTGGTGGGTTGGTGATAGAGTAGACGGAGGCATGGTAGCTGTAAAACTGATCAATGCCCTTTCCACAGGTGGCTTCTCTTTGCAGACCACTAAAAAGGGGAAAGGTCAGCTTTCGCTGACGATTGGTGGCCATGTATCCATTAACGCTCAGGACGTTGTCCCAATGGAATTTTACTCGACGGAGGGATAATCATGAAGTTATCGGAGATACAAGGAGAACGCGCACTCGATGTCCTTGCAGACATAATCGATCCAGTATCAGAGATTGTGAACGATGATAATGTGGTCAAATTGATAAATAATGGGCAGAAACTAAAAGCGGTAAAGGCACTGCTTAAGGAGCATAAGCGATCAGTGATTACAATCATGGCGCTTTTGAACGGTCATGATCCGGAAACATATGAGCCTAAACTGCTACAGCTGCCGATAATGGTATTAGAAATCTTAAACGATCCTGATTTAGCAGACCTTTTTACGTCGGGCGATGGAGTGACACCTTCTGGGTCGCCTATGGAGAGTACAGAGGTCGTAGAGAGCTAAGACCGTTTATGAAATACTTGCTTGCCAAGTGCAAGATTAGCGACCGGGAGGCGGCATATAAAATATATGTCACCGACCGGTTGTTGTCGATTACAGGGGGAACAATGCGATATGCAGACATTGTCGGCACTGATGCAAGTAAAAAGACTCCTGAGCCGGAAGAAATCAAAAACGACATGAAAGCAAAACTCAACGCACTGACTGGAGGATAGCCATGAATGTATTTGATCTTGTCGCGACGTTGACTCTCGACAGTGATGGCTATGAGAAGGATCTAAAAGATGCATCAGCGAAATCATCTACAATCGGGAATCGGATCGGAAGTGCCCTAAAAACTGCAGGCAGAATCGGCGCGGCTGGTATCGGCGTTGCGGCCACTGCTGTTGGAGCCCTGGCGAAAGGTGCTGTGGACTCATACGCAGAATATGAACAGCTTGTAGGTGGTGTGGAGACACTCTACAAGGATGATGCGGATAAGCTGCAGAAACTTGCTGATAACGCATATAGGACAGCGGGGCTGTCTGCAAATAAATACATGGAGCAGTCGACTAGCATGGCGGCGGCTCTTATCGGTAGTCTGGGTGGTGACACGGAAAAGGCTGTCAAGTATGCTGATATGGCGATCACTGATATGTCAGACAATGCTAATAAAATGGGAACTGACATGGAGGCCATACAGAATGCATACAATGGATTCTCTAAAGGCAACTACACGATGCTTGATAATCTGAAGCTGGGCTTTGGAGGAACTAAGGAGGAGATGCAACGGTTACTTGACAAGGCTGGCGAAATCTCCGGATACGAGTATGACATTTCTTCGTACAGTGATATCGTAGATGCGATTCACGTTGTGCAGACGGAAATGGATATAACTGGTACAACGCAGCGCGAGGCTGGGACTACGATTGCTGGATCGTGGGGAATGGTGCAGGGCGCTTGGGAAAACCTTGTTACATCATTCGGTCGAGGTGGTGATGATACACAGGTAGCTGTCTCGAATTTGATTGACAGCGCTGAGACATATATGGGGAACCTGATTCCGACGTTATCGACCATCTTGGAAAGCATAGCGGAAAATGTCAAAGAAGTGGCACCCGCAATAGCGGCTCGGCTTCCAGGCGTTATTGCGGATTTGCTGCCTAAAATACTTGATGCTGCTGTGTCGTTGATCGGATCCCTGGTTGCTGCTCTTCCAGGGATCCTGGAATCAGTTGTGTCTGTATTCGGCACCCTTGTCACGAGCATTGTTGAGTATATAGGCGAGAGATTTCCTCAAGTTACCGAAACGTTTAATGCGCTTGTACAAGGGATTAATGAAAATGTCATTCCTGCATTCGAGTCATTCCTCGACTTTGTCAAAACGATCTTTGCGGGTGACTGGGACACAGCATGGAACATGATTAAATCGGCGTTTAAGAACATTTGGTCTGGAATTACCGACTGGTTTGGGAACCTTTTCACAGATGCCAAAGACAGTATTCAGTCGATTGAATGGGCTGACCTGGGGAACAGTATATGGACGGCTATCAAAGGCGCATTCACAACTGTTGCCGGATGGTTTAAGAATATTTTTGACGGCGCAAAAAAAGCCATCAAAAACATTCAATGGGCTAATCTTGGAAAAGATATCCTTGAACTTATTCAATCTGCATTTAGCGCGGTATCGCAGACATTTCAATCGCTGTTTGAAAAAGTGAAAGATGCGATTCGGGATATCAAGTGGGCTAAACTTGGCGAAGACATATTCAATTTTATAAAAGGGGCATTCAATACTGTTGTAAATACATTTACAACGTTTTTTACAGATGTAAGGAATGGAATTAGAGGAATTGAGTGGGCTAAACTTGGTGAAGACATACTTGATTTTATTACTAATGCGTTCCTTGATGTAGCAGGCACATTTCGTGGATGGTTTGAAGATGTTAAATCAAAAATCCAGAGTATTGACTGGAAGGCTCTGGGAGAAGGGATGTTCAATTTAATAAAGAATGCGTTTAGCGATGTCGCAGGTGCTTTTAAAGGATGGTTTGAAAGCGCGAAAGAAAGCGTTGCAAACATTAAATGGGCTGACCTTGGGAACAGTATATGGACGGCTATCGGGAATGCGTTCACAGGTGCCGCTAATTTCTTTGCGCTAATTTTTACGAATGCATGGAATGCAATATTTGAGATTAAATGGGCTGACCTTGGTCAGAGCATATGGACATTTATCGGAAATGCGTTCACAGGTGCCGCTAATTTCTTGGCGTTGATATTTACGAACGCATGGAATGCTATCTTTGAGATTGAATGGGCTGACCTTGGGAATAGCATATGGACATTTATCGGAAATGCGTTCACAGGTGTCGAAAACTTCTTTTCATTGGTATTTACGAATGCATGGAACGCGATTTTGGATATCAAATGGGCTGATCTTGGAGCGAGCATTTGGGAAAGTATAAAAGGAGCATTTAGCGATGTGTGGAGTTTCTTCTCCGGAATCTTCGACTTCAGTAATATTCACGTTCCTCTTCCCCATTTTAGTGCACAATGGCACAAAATCGGACCGATTTCTGTCCCTAGCCTTAGCGTAGAATGGTATAAAAAAGCCTATGAAGACGCTGTCATGTTTACATCTCCCACAGTGCTTGGCACTTCTTCCGGGCTTAAGGGATTCGGTGATGGGAACGGAGGAGAGATTGTACTGTCGGATAGAAAGCTGCGAGAAATCGCTGGTGGAAATAACATAACGATTAACGTGTATCAGAATCCGGGTGAAGACTCAGAGGAACTCGCACAGCGCATCAGCAGGATCATGAGCAATGATTATGATAGAAGAGGAGCGGTATACGCATGATATACAGAGCGAAGAGTAATGTGCGATTTGGCAGTGTATCGCTTTCTAATTATAATGCTTTTGCGTTGTGGACAAATATATTCGAGCAGGCAAGCAGGGATGTGACATCAGTTTCCATCACAGGAAGAAATGGAGACTTGCTATTTGACAATGGCAGGTACAGGAATTGCGAAAGACAGTATGTGATATATGTCACGATGGATAGCACTTTGCCAGAAAGTGCTACTAACAATGGAATTTACTTTGCAAACCGGCTCATCGCTGCATTGCAAAGACAAACCGGATATCAACGTCTTGAAGACGATTATGATGCGGATGTTTACATGATGGCATACTTATCAAAATCTCCTGATGTCGTATCGTGGCGGGGGGATGACGTTACACTTGCGGTGACATTCACCAGAAAGCCGCAAAAGTTCTTAAAGTCTGGTGAGACGAGGGTATCTTATTCCAACGGAGATGCCCTTGTCAATCAGACGAACTTTATTGCACTCCCGCTTGTAAGGGTTTATGGAACCGGATCCGGGACGGTCTCTATAGGGAGCGAAACGATACAAGTGTCCAATATCAGTTCATACATAGATATTGATTGCGAGTCTCAGAACGCATATAAGGGGACACAAAACCAGAACAGCAAGATCAACCTTGTGAGCGGCGATTTCTTTGCCCTTATGCCAAACAGTAATGGGATATCATTTGCCGGTGACATAACAAAAGTAGACATTACTGCGAGGTGGTGGACGCTATGAAGCCTATACTTTATGACTATAATGAAAGAACGTTCGACAATCAGGGATTGGGTGTTCTGTATGATGCGATATCGTGCACGGTCACCGAGGAGCGAAACGGTCAATACGAGTGTCAAATGGTTTATGACATCAATGGGGTTCATTTCAGTGAAATCTTAAATGATCGCATCCTATTGGTTAAGTCGAACGACAGCGATGATCCGCAGCCTTTTCGGATTTATAAAATAACAAAGCCTTTAAATGGCCGCGTGAACATTTACGCAGAGCATGTGTCATACCAGCTATCTAAAATTCCTGTAACGCAGTTTACCGCAACAAATGTTATATCGGCATTGCAGGGGCTTAAAACACATGCACTAATTGAATGCCCATTTACTTTTTGGACGGATAAAACGACGGCTGCTAATTTCTCTGTGACTGAGCCTGTGTCAATTAGGTCGCGTCTTGGAGGAACCGAAGGATCTATTCTTGACGTATATGGTGGAGAATGGAAATTTGACCGTTTTAACGTTATGCTTTATGGGAGCCGTGGCGCTGATAATGGTGTAACCTTAAGATACGGTAAAAATATAATTGATGTCTCACAGGAAGAAAACATTGCAAGCGTGGTTACAGGCATTGTTCCGTTTTGGAGACCAGGTGATGATGAAGGATCCGTGATCACGCTGACCAATCCCGTTGTTTATATTGATAATGCGCAAGCATATCCGTACCAGAAGGTTGTGCCTGTTGATTTCAGTGAGCGGTGGACTGAACAGCCGACACAGGCTCAGCTGTTGAGCGCGGCTACTGCATACATTAATGCGAATGCCATCGGGATCCCTTCCGTATCCATAAGGGTATCCTTTGTCGCATTGTGGCAGACAGAGGAATACAAAAATATAATTGGCCTGGAACATGTGCGTTTATGCGATACGGTTACCGTAGAATTTGACAAACTGGGAGTATCCGCAAAAGCAAAGGTCGTAAAAACGGTTTACGATGCATTAAAGGAGCAGTACGAAAGCATTGAGATAGGAAAAATATCCGCTAATTTTGGGGATTCGATAAGGAATGACCTTGCTCATACTATTCGAAAAGAAGCGGTCACAAGGACAGCACTGGCCGAATCGATAGATCGCGCCACGCAACTGATTACTGGAGGGTTAGGAGGCTATGTCGTTCTCAAGGGAAATGCGAATGGCCAACCGGAAGAGCTATTAATATTAGGCGATGATCCTGATTATACCGTTGCTCAGAAGATATGGAGATGGAACCGAAACGGTCTTGGTTACTCATCGACTGGCTATAATGGATCCTTCCCGATTGCTATTACGTCCGATGGGCATATTGTGGCAAGTTTTATCGACACAGGGACGCTAAACGCCGCCCTGGTGGATGTGATCAACTTGTGCGCGTCTAATATCAATTCGGGTGTTTATAGAGCATCGAAAAATGGTAAAGAAGTTTTTTATGTAAACGTGGACACTGGAGAGGTGCGAATTGTCGCAGACAATTTCAGCCTGAGCAACGGAGATACGATTGAGAGCATCGCTCAAGAGGCTCTTGACTCCGTAGAAGTAGGCGGAAGAAACCTTCTTGTAAACACTGGTGGAAGCGATGTAACGAAAGTATATGGTGTTGGCGATACCAGTAATGGACGATCTTCAGAGCTTACATTCAGCATGACTGATGGGGTCATTCGTATCGTTCGGGATTCTGGAGAAACGAATGCCAGGTTTATGTTTCTTGCGCAACAGGAAACTATGCATAACCTTCAGGCAGGAAGGACATATAATTTATCGTTTGACCTAAAGGGTATCACTGCAAATCGAATTGTTGTTCATAGTCTGTACTATGTTAATGGGGAGTGGGTTTCGGGCGACCTAAACAAGGCTGTGTTTAGAAGTACAGATTCGCCATTGACAGACTATATCAAGGTATCGGAGACAGACTCAATCCCTGCTAATGCAACAGCATATACACTTGGAATCTATGTCTATGGGACAAGCGATATATATGTCAGGGGACTGATGCTCGAACATGGTAATGTTGCAAGTGCGTGGGTGCCAGCACCTGAAGATATGACGAAGGAAATCGCCAACGCTATTGAGAGCCAGACACAAACTGATATCTTCAACAAACTGACGAATAACGGCCAGACCCAGGGGCTTTATTTATCTAACGGGAAACTGTACCTGAATGCTTCCTATCTTAAGACGGGCATCCTTAGTGTTTCGAAGAACGGCAAGGAGGTCTTTTATGTAGATGTAAACACCGGGACTGTCAGGATTGTGGCAGATAGTTTCAGCCTGGGTAATGGAGATACAATTGACAGCCTAATAACTGAGGCCATTGACGGTATAAAGGTTGGTGGCCGGAATCTCTTATTAGGAACTGGTGGAAGTGACGCATCTAAGATATATGGGGTTGGTGACACTGCCAATACAATAGCTAGATTTACGGCAAGCATGGATAGCGGCACACTCAGGCTTAAAGGATATGACGAGTCTGGGTATGACTATTCAATTATGAGGTTTTTCCTTACATCGCCGGTTGGCATGCATGGTACGGTAGCTGGAGAAACGTATACCGTTTCCTTTTATATTAGAGGCACGTTTTCTAACAATGTGCTTTTTACGAGTTCGTACTATTCGGGATCAACATGGAATACGAATACCGTGAAGGCTATTGTTACAGCGTCAGAATCTCCACTGACTGGCTGGAAATATGTGTCATTTACAGAGACTGTATCAGCCAGCGCTAGAGGATATACATTTGGTATTCGCGTAAATGCGCCTACACAAGGAACGGACATATACATTAAGAATCTCATGTTTGAGCAAGGGAATACTGCCACTGCGTGGACACCCGCTCCAGAAGATGTAAACGATGAAATAGCCGCTCAAATTGATGGGCAAACTCAGCTTGATATCTTTAACAAACTGACTAACAATGGGACGGCGCAGGGGTTGTACCTGGTTAATGGACAGCTGTATGTATCTTTTAATTATGCAAAGGGTGGATATCTCGATCTTGGTGGGCAAAACAACGGGAACGGATATCTTAGGGTATATGACAATAGTGACAACCTTATCGGCGCATGGACGAGAGCCGGGATCACGATAAATGCTGGACAGTTCAATATAAACAGCAATTTTATCGCTGATACATCTGGGAACCTTACCACTAAATCACTAACGGCAGATAATTATATCCGCGTGGTTGGCAACCAAAGCTCATACTTTAAGATCCCATTTTTCACCGGGACAGGGGATATTATACTAGACGACACTGGTTTTTGGATAAATGCGAATAGCGATTCACAGGTCAGAATCAATAAGATAGCAAACATTGACCAATCACCTTTGCTTCCAGCGTTTGGTGTGTCTACCGGATATGTAGAGGTAAACTATTCGAAAAACAGCAATACCTGGTATGCGGAGGTTACGCCATACGAAGTAGGCTTATTTTATAGCCCTGCGTCTGGAACTGGACATCGTACGTTGATACGCCCAGGATATATAGACGTTGATTGGGGGCTTTTCGAATTTAATGGAAATGCAAAGACATTCAAAATTGACTCATCAGTTACGGTTACTGGGACGAAATCCAGAGTGGCATCTACTCAGGATTATGGAGACAGGATGCTGTACTGCTATGAAACACCGTCTCCGCTTTTCGGTGACGCAGGAGAGGGTGTGATAGGTGATGATGGGAGATGCTATGTAACCATTGACCCCGTGCTGGCGGAGACGATAACAACAGCGCAGTACCAAGTATTTCTGCAGAAATACGGGAACGGAGACTGCTATGTCGAGGAGCGGAATCCTGGATACTTTGTCGTGGCTGGCACAAGCGGGATGCCATTCGGGTGGGAGATCAAAGCAAAACAGCGAGATTATGATCAGCGCAGACTTGACAGTACTCAGGATTATATTGATATGACAAACGCGGTTGATTATGCCGGAGAAGGAGAAAGCATCCTGACAGCGCATGATTATGGAGCGATGGCGATAGAACACCTGACAGAGATCAGGCAAGAAAGGAGCAGCTTATGAAATTGGCAACAGGCGTAACGATATGGAATGATGCTGTGGGCAAGCGGATGAGCATCATGTACACAGAGGTAGACGAAGCAACCGGGAAAATTGTTAGTGATAATAACCGGTTGGACAGGGTAATTACGGATCCTAACGTTGCTGATGATATGACCGCTGTGATGCAGGCCGCACAAGGATACATCGAGAGCATGTAAAGGAGCGCCCAATGATTCTTAACCACATGGTGACGGCTTTTTTCGGAAACCTAAAAAAGGTACAGACAAAACCGTTATATCAGTACAATTATGGAGCTGTGCTGCAGTTGTCTGGGATCACGCTGCCGGAGGTGTTTGAGGTTGACTTCGCAAATGTCCCAGACAGAGGCGCAAGTAAAACGCAGATCGGACAGGGAAACCAGGTGACGATTCCAGACGAGTATCTGCAGACGGGACATCCTGTATATGCATGGATTTTTGTACATGATGAGGAAACGGACGGGGAAACGATCCGGGCGATCACAATTCCAGTTATCCAGAGGGCGGCAAGAACATCCGAAGAGCCAACACCCGTGCAGCAGGATGTGATCACCCAGGCTATCGCGGCGTTGAACCAGGCAGTTGAGCGTACTGGAGAGAATGTACAGACGACGGAGAGGTATGCGCAGGATGCAATCAACGCTGCGAGTGACGCGGCAGATTCGGAGACAAATGCGCTTTCATATGCAATGAGGGCAGAAGCGGCAGAACAGGATGCAAGCGTGTCAGAGCAAGGAGCAAGAGGCCATGCGGAAATTGCAGAAACCGCGAAGGATCAGGCGCGGGAGTATGCGCTGGATGCGGAAGCGTCCGCAGAGCACGCAGAGCAGTGCGCAGCCAACGCCGGGTACATGTGGATTAACATGGATCCGCATGGTCACCTGATATATACCAGGACAGACGCTGTAGATGTAGATTTAGACCTTGATGCTGACGGGCATTTAGTGATGGAGGCTGTATAATATGGCAACAATTGTTAAAGACTTGGGAATTGCTACCGCGTATGGGTACGCGAAAAGCAAAGGCTACACAGGGACGGAGGAGGAGTTCGCAGAGCTTATTGCAAGCTATGCTACTGTGGCTGAAGAAGCGTCACAGAGTGCCGAGGATGCAAGGACTGCGCAGGAGGCGGCAGAGACAGCACGGTCATATGCGGAAGAGGCCAGAGATGCAGCTGTAACAGCCAAGACGGGGGCTGAAGCCGCAAACGCTGACGCGCATGAAGATGCAGATAATGCCGGTAGATCCGCTGGCAATGCGGAGGCATCCGCATCTACAGCAAGCGCCAAGGCAACTGAAGCAGGAATATCTGCACAGACTGCAAGTACAAAGGCAACTGAAGCGTCCGCGTCGGCAACGGCAGCTCAGACTGCCCAGGCTGCAGCGGAGGCGGCGAGAACTGGGTCTGAAACTGCCAGAACAGCTGCCGAGGCAGCGCAGGCAGTTGCAGAAGAGGAAGCGCAGAAAGTTGCTGCCACAGTAACACAGGTGGAGACCAATACCGCTGATATCTCTAACTTAAAGCAGGATATAAATCAGATAACAAGTGGCACAAGCAACCTGTTTGATATTAACAAATTAAAAGCAAATGGAATTACTGTAGATACAGAAACAGCATCGGCAAC